GTGTCTGGGTTTTATCGGGATGTTGATCTTCCCGATGCCTCTCCTGATCCTGACGACATCAAGAAGAAATACGACCAGTTGACTGGCGATAGTTCTTCTTACGACCTTGACAATCGTTACACATTGCTGGAAATGATGGTCAACATAGACCTTGAAGGATTTGAAGACACCGATGCGACAGGAAAACAGACGGGTATCGCGTTGCCCTATGTGGTGACGATTGACCGTTCCAGCAATATTGTGCTCTCGGTTCGCAGGAACTGGTACGAAGAGGATGAAAAAAGGATGATGCGCCAGCATTTCGCCCATTACCAGTATTTGCCCGGTGTTGGATTTTATGGCTTTGGATTGGTGCATTTGATAGGTGGATTGGCAAAATCAGCCACCTCTTTGTTGAGGCAACTGGTGGATGCAGGTACTTTATCGAACCTTCCCGGTGGTCTGAAATCAAGGGGATTAAGGATCAAAGGCGATGACACCCCGATTATGCCGGGTGAGTTTCGGGATGTGGATGTTCCCGGTGGGGCGATCAGGGACAATATTTCGTTCCTGCCTTACAAGGAGCCGTCAACAGTCCTGTACCAGTTATTGAGCAACATTGTCGAGGAAGGCAGGCGTTTTACCAGTGCTTCCGATCTCAATGTAGCCGACATGAAACAAGAAGCACCAGTGGGTACCACTTTGGCAATTCTGGAACGCACGATGAAAGTAATGAGTGCGATCCAAGCGAGGCTCCATGCCTCTATGCGACAGGAATTTAATATTTTGGTGAAGGTGATCAAGGACTTTACCTCCCCTGAATACCCCTATGAGGTTGAACCGGAAGCAGGAATCAAGATAGAAGACTTTGATGACCGCATTGATGTGATGCCTGTTTCTGATCCGAATTCAGCGACAATGGCACAACGGATCATGCAATATCAGGCTGCATTGCAATTGGCATCGCAGTCTCCGCAGATGTATAACCTGCCGGAATTGCACAGGCAAATGTTGCATACCTTGGGTATCCGTGATGCCGACAAGATTATTCCGCCAGAAGACGAAGTTCAACCAGCCGATCCAATTACAGAAAACATGAACATGATGAATGGCAAACCTGTGAAAGCATTTGAGTATCAGGATCAGGAAGCGCACATCACTATACACATGGCTGCAATGCAGGACCCTGAGTTGGCGCAAATGGGTGAGAACAATCCGCAGGGAATGCAACAATTGCAGGCGGCTGTGGAATCGCATATTCGGGAACATCTGGCGTTCAAGTATAGAGCTGAGATTGAACTGGAATTGGGCACCGAATTGCCGCCATTGGGTACACCATTACCAGAAACGATTGAAAAACGCCTCTCCACATTGGTTGCAGAGGCAGCCGAGAGATTGTTGCAGAAACACCAGATGGAAGCGCAGCAACAGAAGATTCAGGAACAAATGGAAGACCCATTGATTCAAGCTAAGAAGCGTGAACTGGACATTAAGGAAGCCGAAGTGCAACGCAAAACACAGGCTGACCAGATGAAGGCTCAGGTTGATATGCAGAAATCCCAAGCCAAGGATGCTATTGAGATTGAGAGGATTCAATCGCAAGAAACAATAGCCGAGTCTGGTTTGGAACAACGATTGATCAGCGACATAATTGATGCGAAAACAAAAGGAGACAGGATAACCAGTGAAGAGGCAACCAAGGCAGCGGAGATTGCTGCTAAACTTGCATCTGACATAACATCTGGTAATAATGATGGCTAGAAGTGATTTTATTGGCGATACGCTGATCGAGAAATTCAAGTCGAGATTACGAGGTTTGATGAACGACAGGGCTGATAATGTTGCTACTGGAAGCTGCACCGACTTTGATGAATACAAACATCAAACAGGTGTAATCGAGGGGCTGGCCCTCGCAGAGCGTGAGTTCTTGGATATAATCGAGGAATTGGAACGACTCTAATTCAGCAGATGCTGGATTTAAAACAAAGGAACGCGAAACCTTTTTTATTTTCGCGCAAAGAGAGGATTAATGGAAACCGCTCTTAATATTGATGACAATATTGAACAGAAACAAGCAACCCAGTTGCCGGAGCCTACGGGCTATAGAATCCTAATTGCAATCCCTGATAAGGAAAAAAAGACTGAAGGCGGCATTCTCAAGGCGCAGGAAACCCTGAACTATGAGGAAGTCTCCAGTATAGTTGGTTTTGTTATGAAGATGGGAACTGACTGCTACAAGGACGAAACAAGGTTTCCAACAGGACCTTGGTGTCAGGTTGGAGATTTTGTCTTGTTTCGGTCTTTCAGTGGTACGCGCATCAAGATTTATGGCAAGGAGTTTCGTATGATCAATGACGACAATGTTGAGGCGGTAGTCGATGATCCAAGGGGAATAGAAAAAGTATGAGTGAAGCAGAACAAACAATACAAGAAGATACAGGCATGACTTCCCAAGAGAAATTTTTGGGAATCAAATCACAGATTGGCACCAAGCCCGATGAAGATGTTGAGGGTCAAGAAGAATTGGACATTGAAATTGTCGATGATATTCCAAAAGAAGACAAGAGAGTCAAACCACAGAAGGATAAAACCAATTATGCATCTGTGGATAAGGAAATAGCCAGTGTAGGCAAAAGGGCAAAACAGCGTATCGACAAGCTGAAGTACGACTTTCATCAGGAACGAAGAAAGAAGGAACAGTCTGCCAAGCTGCGTGATGAAGCAATTACTTATGCCCAGCGTGTTAAATCTGAGAATGATCGTTTGAACCAATTGGTTTCCGATGGTCAGCAATATTTGGGGAGACAGGCTGAAGAAAGAGCAGCTTTTGCTACCCAAGCGGCACAGCAAAAATACAAAGAGGCTTACGAGCAGGGCAACACAGACGAAATGGTTAAGGCACAAGAGGCCATGACCAGAGCAACAATGGACTCGGCAAGTGCGGAGCAATATAGCGATGCAGCAGTTTACGATGCTCAAATGGCTGAACAGCAGTATGCGCAACAGCAGTATGCGCAGCAGCAGCAACAGCGACAACGGCCACAGGTACCGACTCCAGATGAGGAAGCGGTTGCTTGGCAGGCCAAAAATCAATGGTTTGGGAGCGATCCCGAAATGACCAGTTTTGCTTATGGAATCCATGAGAAACTGGTTAGACAAGAGAATATTGATCCAAAATCGGAAGATTATTATACAAGGATTGATACACGCATGAAGGAAGTATTTCCTGATTACTTTGGGATGGAAAAGGGACGGCCCCCTACTACGACATCCCGGAGTTCCGTGGTAGCACCAGCTACACGCAACAACAGTGCAAGACCACGCAAAGTGCAGTTAACGGCTACCCAAGTTTCTCTCGCAAAGAGGCTTGGGTTGACACCACAGCAATATGCTAATCAACTAATAAAGGATATGAGCAATGTCTGAAGAGCGCACTCCCAGAAGGGAGCAAACCCGTGAAACCACAGAGCGGAAAAAATCGTGGTCTCCACCAAATGTTTTACCTGACCCTGAACCAAGGGATGGTTGGGAGTTTAGATGGATTCGTACCAGTATGGTAGGTCAACCTGATAACACCAATGTATCCAGTAAGTTTCGAGAGGGGTGGGAACCCATCAAGGCCGAGGATCATCCAGAATTGAAAATTCTTTCTGATGAAAACTCGCGCTGGGCCAAGGAAGGAGCAGTTGAAGTTGGAGGGTTGTTATTGTGTAAATGCCCATCCGAAATTGTGCAACAGCGTAGAGATTATTATCAAAACGCTGCGGATCAACAGATGGATGGCATAGACAATAATTACCTTAGAGAGAATGACCCAAGGATGCCGATGCTGGAACCAGAACGGCAAACAAGGGTTACTTTCGGGAGTAATCGCAAGAAATAATTCTTGTGGTTATAAATTTTAATCTTGTGACTAAGGAGCACAGTTATGCCTAGTAGTGCAACGCCTTATGGCGCTATGCCCCAAGCTGGATTGAGTTCAAATGGTTCTTTCACAGGAAAAGTCCGTCATATTAAAATTGCAAGTGCTTACAACACTGCTATTTTTTATGGCGACTTTGTCAAATTAGTGGCTGCTGGTACAGTTGAAAAAGATGCTGGTACCACTTCTATGACCCCTGTAGGTATTTTTGTCGGATGTAAATACACCGACCCGAATTCCAAGAACTTGACGTTCAACCAGCAGTGGGTTGCCGATACTTCGGCTTCTGACGCTGTGGCTTATGTTATGGATGATCCAAATATTCTTTTCCAAATGCAATGTGATGGCACTGCCGCACAGACCGTTTTGGGAAGCAATTGTGCGATTACCCAAACAGCAGGCTCTACTTCTATTGGTACCAGCAAAAATACTGTAGATATATCTACTACAGCTACAACCAACACGCTACCAGTTCGTATCATCGATTTTGTCGATGGTCCGAATTCTGCGGTTGGGGATAGCTATACAGATGTTATCGTCAAGTTTAATGTTGGTCACCTTTACGATAACACAACAGGACTATAAGGAGATTAGCAAATGGCTATTTCAAGAGCACAGCTACTAAAAGAACTCCTGCCGGGACTGAATGCGTTATTCGGATTAGAGTACGCCAAGTATGAGAAT